GCGCGCTTTAGCACACGCCCGACACGCAACCATTTCGTCATCTGTAAGTTCAATCAAATATTTTCTAATTGGCACGAAACACCTGATTCTCTAATCGCTGTATTTCTGCCGACTGATAGTTGTTGCGTTCTTGTAACGCTCGAATGTCACGGTCACGCGCCGCCAACGCTTCACGCAAATCACTAATGATGCTGATCTGATATTTAATTTCAATGCGCGCCTGATTCAATGTGTCAATCAGTTCGCTGTCATCGAGCGCGTTCAGATCGTCAATCGCCCAACGCAACGCTCGAAGTGTGCTGCGTGCTGGTAGTTCGTCAGGATTAATTAACGGCACCCGGTTGTTAGTAATTTCGTTCATGACTTGCATGAGCGCTTTCAACTGTGGGTCAATTCTCGGGTCGATGTTCTCGGTCATCTTTAGCCTTTCGTCGTGTGGTGAAATAAAGTAGCACATAGGTGTACGCGGTAAGCACGGTTGCGATCATCAAATGTTTCATAGTGACCATGCACGCCACCCATTCGAGTACCGGTATATGTTTAACGCCGATCTCAGATTGTCCTCTAAATCAAATAGATCGTCGCATGTGCGTATCAGACCGTATGCCTGCAAATAGCCGTTTGCGAAATAGCGTGACGGTTTGCACCAAAAGAAGTTAATTTGCATGACACCTGCGCTGCCGCCGTTCGGGTCGTTGGCGTTGAACGCATGTGGCAAACATCGTGATTCACGGTAGGCGATTGCGACAAGTTGTGTCAGTTCTGATTCGGGCCAGCCGACATGCTTTGCCATGTTATAGACCGTCTGACACGCGTCAGGTTGCGTTATAGGCGTAGTTATGACCGTTGTTGGCGGTAATGGCGCTGGCTGTTCTAGACCCTGAAATACGGTGATTGGCGCTGGCACGATCTGTGTCGGTGCTGGCGGTTTTGCCAACATAAAGATTGATGTGACGCTAATGAATAGCGATATGGCAAGTTTGCTGATGAGTGTCATAGTGACCTACTTTCTCGGTAGGTCAACCAGCCTATATCACGGTTGGCGCAACCTTTGGTGATGCCCCGAATACCGTGTCAAATGCCAGTTTTACCGCGTTTGGGTCGTGCGCTAAGCGTGGCTCGATCTCGATGTGATACCAGTCGCCTGACTCAAAGTTGCCTGCCTGCCATGTGCCCCGATCACATTTCCAACTGCGTGCCAACGCGTAGTCAATCACAAGTTGTATGCCAAGCGTGTCAGCGTGCTCAAGCAACTTAACCATGTACGCCAACGAAACTTTGCGACCGTCCTGCCGACCCTTCTTTGCTTGCGACTGCCAACGATACGACAAATCGGTTGCAAGACCGCGTGCATGGTTGCTGACAATGCCAGGTTTGCCACGCACATCACGCACCACCCAAGTGCCGTTATTCCATAGCGACCCGTCAGAATGTTGACATGCGAGTGTCGCCCATTTGGTCATGCCTGCCAACGCGCTGGTAGCGACTGGCTGTTTGGTGACTATGTACGGTTTGGTCACGGTGTTGGCGGTGTGATCGGTGCAATTGGTTTTTTGGCGATGCCGTTAGTGGCCACTAAACCAGATAGTGCGCCTGTCAGAAACACGCTGATTGTGCTGAGTAGGTCAACGATCTTTGAGTCGAGCGGTGCTAGTTCTGTTGGAAAGTTTGTGAACAGCATGCCGTATAGCAAACCGATGACCATGATGCTGAATGTGACTGCCATTATTACGCCGACCGTGACGATTAGTCGTGTGTGTAGTTGGTCATTTTCTAATTTCGCACCTGTCCGTTGAAACATGCTCACATACCTCGCTTAGGTCGTAGTTTGTTTTTGTTGATGTGCATGACACTAATAACAGTATTGCTATGACTGCTCGAATGGTTGCCATGTTTGTCGCATTATGCCCACGACACATTGCCTGTGCCAGCCGTAACGGTAGTCACTTTGTTTGCGCCAACTGTTGCTGTCGATAATGTTAAACCGCCACCTGGATTTGAGATCGTGTAATCGGCTATATACGACAATATGACTATGCCCGACCCACCCGCTGCACCGGCTGCACCGATTGTTGCGCCACCTGTTCCACCTGCGCCGCCGCCTGTGTTTGCTGTTCCTGCTGTGCCTGGCACTTGTGCATCACCAGCAGACCCATTACCGCCGCCACCTGCTGACGCTGTACCGCCAGCGTTCCCACTCAAATAACCGCCCCCCGCACCGCCCGACGCATAAGTGACGCTAGAACCGCTAATCGAAGTTGCTACACCTGTACCAGAATTACCACCAACATTTGTACTAGGCACATCTGCGCCAACGCTTCCAGCACCACCACCGCCACCACCAGCGTTTATTGGCGCACCGCCAGCGAAACCTTGATTGGCTGTTCCTGCTGACGAAACATCGCCACCGAAACCACCACCACCTTTACCCGACCCACCTGTTTGATTTGTGATATTTGTAGATCCTGAACTCCCAGCACCACCAATTGAAGTTACTGTGGCAAATACAGAATTTGAACCGTTAATACCTTTCGTTGTTCCTGTGCCACCAGCACCGCCACTACCCACAGTAACCGTGTAGTTTGTGCTTGCTGTAAGCGTTAATGCCGTTTCTAAAGTGCCGCCACCGCCCGTTGCTGTAACCGTGCTTCGCAAACCGCCAGCACCGCCACCGCCGCTACCGCCAGCAAATGTGCCGCCAGCACCGCCGCCACCAGCGACAACAAGATAATCAACAACTAACGGCGGTATACCTGCGCCAACGCCTGCAAGAATTTGCATAACCTATGCCGACAAATTGCCGACAACAAACCAAGTATTTGTGTCGGTCTTAACACAAGTAGCAACCGCATACTGATCTTTCAATTTAAGTTTTGTGCCACTCGAATTAAGCGTCACGCCAGCGCCAGCCGTAATCGTGACCTGACCTGCACCAAGTTGCGCGATGTTTATTTGCGTACCGATACCATACGCAACACTTGAATTTGGCGGAATCGTCAACGCAATCGCTGACGCATTTGAGCATGTAATTAATTTGCCGTCATCAGCAAGCACGGTTGTGTAGGTCGTGCCAGTCTGCGCGTTAATCGCAATCATCGCTGTTGCTAATGCGTTTTGTTCCGCTGCGGTCAAAACTTGTGATGCTGTAAAACTTTGTCTAGTTGCCATAGTTACCTCACTTTATCCTAAAACATTGGTTGAGTCGATGATGCCAAATACTAGGTCATCAAGTATTAATTCGTAGACGATTGTGGTCGGTGCGGTGAAATACATGACGCTGTGGCCGCCGCTAACCGTAATCGTATGCTCGACACCTTCGACTGATAGTTCTTGTGCCAATTCAGTTGTGCCGGCACCGCTAGCAAAAGTTTTCTCAATGGTAATTGTGTCGCCAATGTCAATGACCGCTACGGCGTCGCGTTGCGCTGTAGACAGTTTGTTTAGGTTTGTGCCTACCGCCGTGTACCGTGCCTCAGGCTCAGGCTCAAGTAGATAGTTTGCAAGCGCCAGCGCTGCTGTGTCGTTATGCAGTAGCGAGTCGGTGATGCTTGTGGTTTGTATGAAGTACTTTGCTTGACTGGCTGCATCGTCCGCGACTTCTTGTGTGCCACCTTTAATTGCGACCGCTGCACGGTTTATTACTTGGTCCGCCTCGAATGTGATGCCCACTTGATCGTAAGGTATGTTTGTGCCGTCATCATGGAAGTCTGCAACTGATGCGCTAAGTGTGTTGCCGATACGCGACTGGAATGTCAGATCGCCGTCACGCGCCATAAACAGTCGACCCTGCTCGGCGGTGTTAATTTGATTGCAGTATTCAAGAGTGTTTGTGCCTTCGGCAACTGTGAACGCCGACGCGCCACCCAATGTTTGTGTGCCTGTGCTGATGTTGCGTTGCCCGATCGGAAAATCAACTTCGGGCAAATCTAGAACCGCTGTCAATCGAACGCTCGTTAATTCCTCGCTGACATTAAATTCTGCCATATAGGTTTGTGCCAGCAAATAGAAATCGTCGGCACAATAAACCGTTACCGTGTCAAGACCACCCAACGCGAAGTTGTAGTCATAGTTCACGATGTAACCGTTGAACAAATATTCTTTGACATTGATATTTGAGTAGCGTGCTAGGCGTACTTTGCGCATCGGCGCTAAACCAGGTTGCGCTGTTGCGGCGTCATAATACGGTGACAAAGTGTCAAACGGATTAAACAGTCCGTCTGTGTCGAGCATGTTGAACGACATTGTGCCAGCGCTGAACTGGTCGCCTTGATCGCGTCGACCACGCTTCACATTGATTGCGTTGATACCTGTCGTGACATCGGCAAAGTTTGTTGTACCGTCAAGCACATATTGCGTGTTATTGAGCACACCCTGCACCGCGTCATCAAGAATGAACGCGTCCTGAATGAAACCTGTGTCAATTTCTAGCGTGTAATTGCCAGCACCGACGATTGCTGTGCCAGCCATTATGCGACCTGTATTTGTGCTGGCCCTGCTGACCTGTTGTATGCCCGTATAGCGTTCACGACCGCTTGCCCGATCTCAGCGCTAGTTGACAATCCGCCAGTCACATTCACTGTCACGCCACCAACACCGCCACCACGACCCAACGGCACAATCGCTTCAGGACCTTTCTCACCGACCATCGCCAAAGTAGGACGCGTCACAATGCCACCATCAGCGAAACCTGGAATGTCGATACCGCCCAAGAAATTACCGATGCCTTTAACACCAGGAATTTTGCCTATCGCACGAATCAGATCGGCAATAAAGTTGATCGCCTGTTTAATCGGATTGATGAT